AAGCGAAGTATCTGGAAGATCCCGCCATGCGGATCGCCCCGACCATCGCGCAGGACATTGCTGATTATATCGCGGGGGCGCTCCGATGACCATCGCAGAGGCAGCAATAGCGGCACGGCTGGCATCCGACGGGCTCGGAACGGTTGGCACTAGCATCTTTGTCAACACCAAGCCGGCAACTCCTGATAACCTGATCGCTGTGTTCGGGTACGGTGGCAGCCCGCCGGACCGCACGCACGACACCAGCGGCAACGCCCGGCCCGGGATTCAGGTATGGGTCCGGAACACTTCAGCCGGCACAGGGCGCACCGTGATTGAGAACGCCTTTAACAATCTGGACGGGATTACGAACACTACCCTCTCCGGGGTATTCTTCCTCTCGGTACTGGCTAACCAAAGCCCGGAACCGATGGGAAAAGACGAAAACGGCAGATCGGAGTATGCCGTTAATTTCAGCACAATCGTAAGGAGGTAACAAACCACTATGACAGCAGGAGTATCAGCAGCGGAAAGCGGGAAAGGCACGACCTTTACGTGGGGATCATATCCCCTCGTAGAGATGGTAACATTCTCGGATATTGGGGCAACGTGCGCCGATGTGGATGTGACCAGTCACGACAGCTCGGGGAACTGGACGGAGTTTATCGCAGGGCTCAACACAGCTTCTGAAATTACGATGAACGGCAACCTCATCACAAGTGACGCCAGCGGACAGATGCAGGCCATTACGGACTTTGCGGCGCATACCAAGAAGACCGGCACGATCACACTACCGAATACCGACGCCTCAACGTGGGCATGTACAATGTACTGCAAGGACTATCATGTCACGGCAGATCGGACGGGTGCCCTGAAGATCAAGTTTGTAATGAAGCCATCAGGACAGCCAGCGTGGACCGCGTAGGGAGCTTCTGCAAATGAGCCTCCCATCAGTTCCCATTGTGCTTAACAAAGAGTACCGGCTCCTATTCAATCAAACAGACATTATTGCCATTGAAGAGAGACTTGGGTGCGGCTCAAATCATCTTTTCAGGAAGGAGATGATAGGTCTGAGGGCCGGCCGGTTGCTTTTATGGCGGGGATTACGGGAAGAGAGCAAAGAAGGGAATCTTTCTTACGTATTCGGTCAGACGCCAGAAGGATTGGACGATGCGGGGCAGTTCATTGTTGAATATATCCGGTCGAGTGGGTCGACATATCCGGATCTTTTCGATAAAATAGCACCGGCATTTGCGGATGCCCTCGGGATAAATATCCTCGGTCCAGAGGTGGTGTTAAAAAACCAGAGTCTGCGACCTGGCAGATTGAGCAGGTTAAGCTCATGGCTTTCTCAATCGGTATCTTGCCGGATCAGTTCTGGAAAATGACATTTCCTGATATCCTTACTATAATCAAAATCAGAATACCCACGATATCCTTAGAAAAACTCGTGGGAATTATCGAAGAACATAAAGAAGAAACGCGCCAGCAAACGGCAGAGGAGCAGGCTATGATGTTGAATATGTTGACGGCATCCATCGGCGGGAAAGTGGTGAATAGGCATGGCTGAAGCTGGAAGCATCTGGATCCGCCTCGGTCTTAATACCGACGATCTCAGGTTTGGTGTTGATAAGGCAAAATATGCCCTCACGGAATTGAGGGATGAGACCAATAGCGGTACCAAAGAGTTCGCAAAATGGGGTACTGCTATAGGTGCGACCGTGGCACCAGTGGCAGCCGCTGGTGCTGTGGCGTATGCCGCCGTTCAAAAATATGGCGCAATGGCGAACTCTATTAGTGATCTTGCCACTACAACCGGATTAAGTACCAGAAGAATACAAGAATTGCAACGTGCTGCCGTTTTATCAAATACGGACTTCTCTCGGGTAACAACTGGCGTCAATCGGCTCACTCTGGCTGTTGGGGAAGCCGGAGATGAGTCATCGGCAGCAGCAAGGGCATTCTCCCTTCTCGGGGTTGCTTTAGATGGCAGATCAATGAATGATATCCTTCAAGACACCATAGTATCACTAAATGGAATGTCAGATGGAATAGCTCGCAACGAAGCGGCAATGGCAATTTTTGGCAAGAGCTGGACCGAACTCATCCCGTTAATGCAAACATATGTTGATAAGGCATCAGAGATCCAAGGAGTCGATTACCTCACAGATCAGCAACTTTCAGATCTTCAAACCGCAAAGTCAGCGCTTGACTCGCTCGGGCAGTCGGCAGAACTTGCGGGAGCAAAAATTGTTGCATTCTTCGCACGTTTAAGCGAAGAAGGGAATAAGACAGAAGCAAAAACCACAGTTCTTGATAGGTTGCTTGCAGGGCAGAGTTTAGAAGACGCCCTAATACCCGAACCATCTGAGAGTATGGGATCATCATCGACAGGCTCCACTGTTAGAAATCTTAACGATCCGGATGTGCGGAGAGAACGATATGATAAAATTTACGGATCTGGATCTTACGATAAGAAGATGGGGACTGTTAAAGGATATGCAAGTGGGGGGGTGGTCCCGGGTGCAAAAGGAGAGGCGCAATTAGCAGTAGTCCACGGAGGGGAGCGTGTCATTCCAAATGGATCCGGGGGAGGCGTCGTGATTTACCAAACAAATCACTATACTACAAAAGCCCTCTCATCAGGAGAGATAAAATCCCTCAATAAACAAGCAGGCCGCGATCTAGCCAATCAATTTAACATGGCGGGGGGCTGAACCGTGGACATAAAATTTACATCGAGCCGGGGGATCGTATGGGACGATTCTGCATACTCCCACGATCAGGTCTCACTGTCGAATAATTATGATTTTGGCAGCGTTGAGGCAAGGCCTCGATCTGTTGTGACTTACGGAGCAGATGGTGAAAATTATTACGGTAGCACAGTGGGCCCGAGGGAAGATGTATTTTTTGAGTACAATCTTATGGGATCCACACGATCAGATATCGACGACCTCATTGAGACGTTTAAAACCTCATTTAATCCGAGCGATGGGATCGGAACACTGCTCGTAACGCTGGCTAACGGCAACATGAGAGCCCTGCCATGCACAGTTGTAAGAGAGCCGGTATGTCTTACTGGGTGGGACAATCGCTTAGGAGAGCTGCAAAGAATACAGGTTACGCTCAAAGCATGGAATCCATACTGGCTTGATCCGGATCTCAAATCATATTCCCTGGCATCGTTCACTGGAGGGATGACGCTTCCGATTATCTGCCCTATGGATTTCGGGACGACAAATCCATCAATCACAATCATCAATGGGGGGAACGTTCCCAGCCCCTGCGTTGTTACGTTTACTGGTGCGATTACAAATCCCCGCGTCGATATTTACAACGATTTGTACCCCGATGGCGTTTATATGAAGGCCATCATGGACCTAGGAGCAGGAGAGTACCTCTACGTAAATACTGCTCAGGGGAATCATGCTGTGCGGCACATCGCTGGCACTACTGACACCAACGCATATGGCTATTGGGATCCGCTGGGGGAGTTTTTTATGATCGCTCCTGGCAGCAACACGATCACTCTTACGCAATCAACAGCAATCGGTTCAACGGCTGCCTGTGATGTTGAGTTCTGGGAGAGACATATAGGAGTGTAATATGGAGTTTAACGGGCAATCGTTCGGACAAGTGGCGTTTGACAGATCTGAGACGACGATAGCCGATCCTTTATATCTCCCTCATTTCGTTCCTGCAATAACTGAGTATTTTCCGCTTACTGTATATGATTCGAGCCTTAATCCGATCTGCGATGTAAGCGACTATGTTTCAGGGGTGTGGACCCGTCGATGGAGGACGGCTGGAGAGTTCTCCTTTGACATCCCAATGGATTCTCCGAGCATGGACTATATTGATGAGGGTACATGGATATCGACATTCCGCGGAGGGGCCACCAGGATTGGACGGGTGCAGCGGATGAGTATCCAGGTATCAAACTCAGCGAATGAAGAACCATTATGGACGATCGCTGGGAATGATGCAAAGGGAGTTCTTATGGATAACCAGGTGCTGGCAGGCATAGCGGCTGGCACCGGATATGATACCGTAACAGCAACGCCAGCGGAGACCGCGTGCAGGCATTACATTGATCGAAACTGCATCAACTCATTAGATCCTTCCGGGAACAGCGATACAAACCGGATCATTTCAATTCTTGAATTGGAAGCCGATGGGGGGCTTGGGGGCAACGTCACATATTCGGCAAGGCTTGAAGCAAACATTCACGATCTCATAGAGATCCTGCTCCTCGCCTCTCCCAATTCTCTTGGTTACGAGATGGTCTTTGACAGAGATCTTACAACTCCTGCGAACAGCAGGATCCGCCCGCATTTCAAGGTGGGGACCGATAGGTCAAGCACCATCAAATTTACCGATGGCTTGGGAAACATCGGTACCGTGTCCTACTCATACGATGAGACCGGACAGAGAAACGTAGCTTACGTTGGAGATAATGGTGAGGGTGCAGCCAGGACGTTCACGAAAGTGTATTCTGGAGCCAGCGAACCTGTATGGCCCAACCGAAAGGAGTGTTTTGTCGATGGGCAGGACTGCACAAGCAGCGACGAACTTATCCAGTCCGGTACAGTTGAACTGGCAAATCTTTCAAGTGATGAAGAAGCCGAATTTGGCATCGTCAGCGATCCCCTAACCGGATATATGACAAAGAACGCCGCCGGATCGTGGGATCTCGGAGATAAGGTAACCATGGTATACTCAGGTGTGATCTCAGCAGCCGCGCCTATTATTGAGGTGCAGGAATACTACGGTCTTGAAGGAATCGGAGAAAGTATCGTCCCGGTTATTGGGGGGAAATCGACAGGAGACGCTGTGAAAATAATGAGGCAGATCGCAAAACGAGCAGCAATCAGGAGCAGGGTATGACGGCAACATACGAATTTTATTCAGGAACGGCAACAGATCCGAGAACTTATTACGGTGCCGATTGGGCAAGGTGGTTTAGATCTCAGTTCACGAGCGGGGTGGTTTACAACTATCTTAACGATCTGGCGGTCTCTCAGCACGATAGCGGAGACATGAGCTTGAACGTAGCTACTGGTTCGGTGTGGGCTTACGGGTACAATGCCCTGATAGATGCGACCGAAGTTGTAGATATCTCAGCGAACACGTCGGGCAATCCCCGCATCGATCGCGTGGTTGCTCGGAACACGATTGCCTCCGGGATCTCAATCTATGTAATTACCGGCACTCCTGCCGTGTCTCCGGTTGCCCCGGATCTCGTTACTGATGGTGTCACATACTATGATGTACCTCTTGCATGGGTTGAGGTTGCAAATGGAGCGACCCAGATCCTTACCGCAGACATCCATGACGAACGGATCTATTCGACCCTTAAAAACGTTGATTTCGCCTCAATTCTTTTTGATGGGAATCTTGATGCAGGAGGAAACACGATAACCGAGTTGGGTGATGGTATCGGAGTGCAGGACCTGCTCAACAAAGGACAATGCGACGCCTCAGATAACTTTGCAGATGTTCCTCAGGGATCGGTTGTTGTATTTGGCACGACAACAGTGCCCGCAGGATTCCTGCTTTGTGATGGGGCTTCATACCTTAGAGCAGATTACCCTGCGCTGTTCTCGGCAATCGGAGTCCTCCACGGATCAGCCGATAGCACTCATTTTAATGTGCCAAATATGACAGGAAGGATCCCGGTTGGACATGATCCGCTCGATGCAGATTTTGCTACGGTCGGGTTAACAGGAGGTGCAACAACCGTAACCGTCACAGAAGCAAATCTCCCTGCGCATGTGCATACTGGGATAAAAACCGCCACATATACTATTTATAGTGAGAGTGGTCACACGCAAATTACCGCTGATCCTGTTAATGGCACTACCGGATCAACCGGCGGCGGCGGAGCGCACACGAACATGGGGCCTGCAATAGCGATGGCATATGGGATCAAGGTGTGATCATGGCGGAAGAAAGCGGATTTTTTGGAAGTGCGACTGACGTAAGATATTACACTCAAATTGCAATGCACCGGTTCGTGATGGACTATCGCCGGAATGGGTACGTGAGCGGCGTCGGATCGGCTCTTGCGGTGGTCCAGCACAGCACTGGAGACATGAGCGTCGATGTCGGGTCGGGGGAGTGCTGGATACAAGGGTGCCACCATGCAGACGATGCTTCGGTCAATCTTGAGATTGCTGCCGCTCACGCAACGCTCGGACGGATTGATCGCGTGGTGATGCGGAACACGATTGTTGGGACACGGAAGATCGAGCCCGTTGTTATTACCGGTGTTGCCGCAAGTTCTCCGGTTGCACCTGATTATACGCGGAATACAGAGGTTCACGATCTCCTCATCGCAGACATTACTGTTGGTGCCGGAGTTACGCAGATCCTCACGGCCAACATTACGGATCGGAGGGCAAATACAACGTACTGCGGGGTTGCGGCCCCGCTGTACTCCCGGATGTCTGATATGTGCCCGGTCGATGTCCCAGATATGAACTCATACCGCATCACTGGATCGGCTGACCCATCTTCAGGAACCGATGGGGTGACGGTAGCGCACCGTACGAGCGTCGCCTATATTGTCCCAACAGGAGTCCCGATCTGGTATGCTGGCGCAACGGTTCCTGAGGGGTACCTCGAATGCATTGGGCAGTCATTACTAAGATTAGAATATCCCTATTTATTCGCTGCTATGGGGGTTACTTTTGGATCTGTGGATTCCCTGCATTTCACGCTCCCAGATGGACGCGGAAAAACAATAATAGGGTACGATTCGACCCAAACTGAATTTGACGCTGTTGGTGAGGTTGGAGGGGAAAAAACACATGCACTTATCGAATCTGAGATACCGGCACATCTTCATTCGGGTGTGATATCCAACGCAATATCAGGTTATGAAGCTGGCCCTTCTGTAGGCCCCCCACCGACAACAGCGTATGTCGGGGTGTTATCAGACTCAACCGGATCATCAGGATCTGGTACTGGGCATTCAAACCTTCAGCCATTTTTGGTGCTAAAACTTATTGTGAGGGGTGCATAATGGCAATTACAAACGCGATTTACGATTCAGTACCATGCACTCAGGAGAATCTAGGGAGGATGTTTGCATCGTTCCTTTCTGATGGGTATATATCAGATTACGGATCCGAACTCGAAGTTGTTGCAGCCGATCCCCCAAGCATGAAAGTGCTCGTGCTTGACGGGCGCGCTCACATTCTCGGAAGATACTATGGTCAACCAGATACTGACGGTTATGAACTTCCTATATCATCAAACACAACAGGATCAACCCGCATCGATCGCGTGGTGCTTAGGTTGGATATTGGGACCACGCACCAGATCAGCGCCCGCGTCATTGAGGGCACGACATCAGCCCCGGATCTCACGCGGAGCTCTACGGTGTGGGAGATTTCCCTGGCTCAAATACCCGTTGCTTCAGGAGCCGCAAGTATCACAAACTCGATAATCGTTGACGAGAGGGACGATTACACTGTCTGCGGTATCGCGGGGGTAAAGCCATTTAAGTTCTCGGAAACTGTTGTCAATGCAAATCTTCCTCTTGCGGGATTCAAAGCTGTGAATATTGGAATCCCCTCCGCTGCAGGAGATGCGGCGAACCTCACGTACTTTAATACGAAATTATCCGGAGGGAAATTCGGCCCAGCTCCCACTATGGTATTACCTTGGATTAGTGCCACCACTCCGTCTGGCTGGCTACTATGCAACGGCCAATCTTTATCAACAGCTGCATATCCGGGATTGTTCGCGCAAATGGGGTACACGTTCGGGGGATCTGGAGGATCGTTCAATCTCCCTAATCTATCTGGAAGAATGCCGATAGGTGCAACGTCATCTCTTGGAGTGACTTCTGGGGCGAAAACCGTAACACTCGATGAGACAACCATTCCATCGCACGCTCACCCGAAATGCGGACCTATTGCAATACTAGCGCCGGGCAGTGGTGGAGGCGATTTAGCAATATCTGCAACTGCTGGCAACACCTCAACCACTGGTGGAGGGTTGGCCCACAATAACCTTCAGCCATACATTACTTTAAAATGGATCTGTTGGGGGTCCTGATCATGGTATTCGGATACACTCTATACTCACCAAATCCCGGCAGCCCGGTGGCTCATCTTGCGGCCCCGATCTCTGCTATCGATGTTGAGATGACTCTGGATGACGCATCGGATCAGCTTTCGGCACCGGGAGAATTTACGATCGGCACTGGTGAAAATTCAGAGACAATTATTTACACATCTTTGGTGGGGAATGTCGTCTCTGGAATGTCTCGCGGGCAGGGTGGGACAACAGCAGCCGCGTGGGGTATCGGCACTGAAGTTAAACGCGGGTTTACCGCATACGATATGTTCGCCATCCTGGAGCGGCTCGTAAGC